TATCTAGGAAAAACCTCCATGTTTTATCCTCACTATTTTGCAATAAAACAGTACTTTTATCGTATGGTATAAGAACCCTTTTACGTCCATCGGGAAAAGTCCCTATATTAGTATCCTTATCACCAGTACCCTGAATACGGTTTGCTGTTATACAAGGATAAGAGAGTATCTCACCTGTGATTGGATGTTGAAATTTTAGGATAAAAGAGCATTGTTCTATAATAACTTTCTGGTAAATTTTATTATCGTTAACACGACTAGTTACTAACCAGTAATCATTCTTATATTTTACATACATACCCGTATCACAAGTATCTAATGGTAATAACAAAGCTAATTCAAAATCCTTTAAAGATGTATTACCAGTTTTATCACTAACAATAACCTTAACTGTATTACTTTCAGTAAGCGTAGAATTATAAATAATAACATCTTCACCAATAAAAGTGTTAAGTAATTCATTAAAAGAATCTACACCATAATCGCTTAAATAATCAGATTCGTGTCCGTCTAATTGGTTAGGTGTAGTCATTAAATACCAGTCTTTTGACAAATACAACACCCCCTACGCATAAGCTGTAGGTTTTTGATTATCAACCATACTCTGAGTTTTTTCTGCTACATACTTTAATTCATCACTAGCAAATTTCTTGTTGTTTCCCATACCATCAAAGCTAATGTCTTTAGTTACAATACTTGCAATTTTATTAACCCTAGAAACTTCACGCTCTTGATATAGCTGTTTCATAAATTCAGCAAGAGTATCTATGGTATATTGATTTAATTCTTTATCATATTCCTTAGTTGCATCATCAAAGTTAAGTGGCTCTAGCTCAACACTATATCTGCCATTTGCTTTTTTTAGCCACATCATTTCTAATCCTTCTGGAAATACTTTTTTTTCTTGAAAAGTACTTTGAAAACTTTGTATTACGTCAGTAGCAGTAGTATTAGCCACGATCCACCACCAATCCTTATCTTAATTTAAATTTACAATATTCCTGACAAAAATTAATTTTATCATACTCATTTAGCTTTAATTTATTTATTAACGTAAGTAAATGTTGCTTTTCTGCCCTTGTAACAATGTTATTTTCTATATTCTTTTTAAAAGAAGAAAATGTTTTTAATTCAAACCAATCCTTAACCTTTTCAGGTGTGATAACATTTTGTTTACGTTTTCCATCTTTTGAATCAAATTCAAGATATTTTCTCGTTTCTTCATCTTCAATATAAAGTGTTGCATGTGAACCAAATTCGTCTAGTCCAAATAACTTATTACCTCTTTGAATTTGTGCAATAATTTCATCTCTTTTAACTCTAGTTGAACCATTAGGTGCAAATGTTGTATCACCTCTGCCTTCAATATTAGGAAAACCAACATCCCAAGGTGCAATATTTTTTACAGTTACTTTTTTATCTAAACTAAATCCTTCTAACATATTTATTTCTCCTTCTCAACTATTGATATTTTACAATTATAATTTATGTTTAATTTCATTGTAGTGTTTTATTAAATTATCAAGTCTATCACCTTTTAAGAATGTATAATACTTTGTGTTAGTATTTTTATTTATTCCGATATTTTCATATGAAATAAATGCTCTTAAAAAATATGAAAGTTTTTTAGAATAACAATAAAATAAATCTTTATTTCCCATATTTACCTCATTTAAGTGAATATAAGAGGGTATTACTTGAATACCCTCTATGTAAATATTGTTGTTTTATATTTTAGAGATTATCTAAGCTAGAGTCATGGATAATTCCGACTTCATATTCACGTCCCTTAACCACACCAGCAGCTATAGATAAGTCAAATCTGGATACAACAGTACCATTAGTAACGTCATTACCAGTAAAACTTGTTAATCCACCTTGAGAGAATGTTTGAATAGCACTAGTGGTCTGACCAGCAGGAACAACAAATGCTAAACCAGCAGGTAATAATGTGTCAAAATTATCACCAGCAGCATTTCTCTTGTTGAAATTATAAGGATTAGGAATTTCATTAAGTACGCTACCCAAATATGTACCAATAAGCCCTGTGTTAGCAATCTCATCAAGAACCTTTTGAGAAACACCAATAATATCCTTAGAACTTATAGATCCAACGTAACCAGCCCAAGGGATAAATTGAGAAAGTACAGCATAATCGCCAATAACATTAGGCTTACCAAAACGTCTAATTTTAGTAAGAAGTGCATCTACACTAGTCTTTGCAAGAGTACTATTCTCATAAAAATATTTAACACCAGTTGCATTCTCAATAGCCTTAAATACGGTTTCAATAACATATAAAGTAGCCTTATTTCTAATATCCTTTCTTACTTCTTCCATACCTTCATTTTCTTTAGACAAATCACCTAAAGCCAACTCACGATAATTAGCAGCATAACCACCAGATACGGTGATAGGAGTAATAGGATATTTCTCCTTTTTGCGAATAGGGAAGGATACATCAGTACCTTCTGCCTGAATATTAGATTCAACACCAAGCCAATTGTAAGTCTCGATTTCAGGAGTTTCATTCCATCCAAGTGGTTTGTAAGAACCAAAAATTCCAAGTAATTTAATTTCCTGAAGTAATTTAGGCTCAATAACAAACTTTCTAATAGTATTTAACTCAGAAATAGCATTTAAATCATTAGCAGCAGCTTTGGAAGCAAGTCCTAAAATATAATCACTTGCTTTATTTAAAACTTTTTCATTTAATCTTAAAGAAGATAATTCTTTACCATCAGCCATTGCAGAAAACACTTCTACAACGGGGGATTTTGCCTTAATCTGATTAGTAGTGAACATATCGTCTTTTCTTGCGTTATTAAGTTCAAATGTATAATCCATTATTTAATCCTCCTTTATAGTTTTATATATTATGCGCCAATGCAAATTTGACCTAAAACACCATTGCCGTCAAATTCAATTTTCTTGGTTACTTTTAGATATACATAGCCAGTTGCAGTTGCAGCGGCGGCATTAATTACAAGATTTCCACTTGCATCAGCAACTAAAGTAGTTATGCCAGCAGAAATAGATGCATAATTTTCACCAGTATTATATGTAATATGTTTTGGAGATATTTGCAAATATTTCCCTTCCCAATCTGCTAATTCAAAAACTCTCATATCAGCACCACTAGGAATAGCAAAATCAGTATGATTTTCATCACCCTTACCAACTTGAGCTGCTATATGTGTTGCCTGTGTACCATTTGTAAATACACCATCTGTTACTACACCAAAAGAACCATTAAGAACATCTGCTCCAGCCTTAACGCTAGAACCGTTGTTGTATTTCTCATACATTGAGATACTAAAAGGCTTAATCATTTTAAATTTCCTCCTTCTTAAAATATACTTGTTTCTTCATCAGTATCAGTATTATCATCACTGTTTACCTCTGAAAAAATGTCTTCAACTTCATTGTCTTCTTTAGCAGCATTCTGCTCTGCTATTTTTTCTAACTCTTTCTGTTTTGCAACTATACCTACACAAATCTTAGATACAATTACATCAATATCGCCTTTTAATGCATCTTCTTTAAATGCATTAATTTCAGCTTCAGCATACTTCTGTTCATCTTCGGTGTAACTTTCAATTGCTGAATTTAGTTCACTCAATCTCTGTGCAACTTTTGCTTTAGCAAGTTCTTCTTCGATAATACGTCTTTCTTCCCAAAATGTTTCCATATCTTTTTTTAAGTCATCAAGGGCAGTCTGTAACTGTTCAACGCTTGCATTTAATTCTGCAATAGTATTATCTTTTTCAACTATAGTAGAGTTAAGTTCTGTTATTGTGTTTGACAATTCATCATTTTTACTATTGGTTTCTTTAATAGCAGATTCAATAATTGCCTTTAACTCTTTTTCATCCATATTAATCTTTTCCTCCTTAACTTGATTTTGATTAATTTCTACCAGAGTAGATTTGTCATCACTTGGTTTTATGGCAAGAATACTCCACCCACTATGAACAAATTCAGTAGGAATTCGTCCTTCGGGCTTCCAACCATCTAGGTAAACAATTTTATTATCATTTTCAGGAGTCCCCATTATTTCAACACTCCCAAAAATTGTTTCGCCATTATTAATTTTAGTTTCAATATCATCAACAAATGGTTTATATCTCATGTAGTCAAAATAACCTTCACCTATACAAACTTTACAAGTTTCCCCATCAACTTCCATATCGGTTATATAACCTTTTTCAAAATGACCAACCATTGTAGCATTATTATAAATAGGAATACCATCTTCAATACCCGTTTCACCATGTCCAAGAATATTAACTCTTTCATCATCTATAAATTCAACTGTTACACTCATACCCGTAATACTATCTATATTGTTCTGGCAATATTTTTCAATCCATGTAATACCGTTTAAATTAAACTCAGTTCCAGTATTATTCACAACACAATTATCGGGATGTATTTTATATAAAATGGCTTTAAATTTTCGTTTACCGTTTTTGGTTTTCTTATTTGATATTTCAAATATTCGCATATTCTCACCTGCCTTTCTTAAAAAATATATAATAAAAAATCGCCTATCTGATAGCCGACTTTTAATTATTGTTATTTAGTTGATGGTTTTGGTTGTTTGTTTGAGTTATTTGTTTTAGTCTGAATAGTGCTATCGTTTGTCGGATTATCGTTTTCTGGTCTACCGCCCTTATTGTCATCTTTAGAAATTGTGAAACTTGTAGGATGTGGTTTATATTTTTCATCAAACCCAGCCTCAATCTCTATATCCATTAGCGTTATATAAGCATCGGCATTAAATCCTGTACTAGCAATCCAAGCTGTCAGAGAACCCTTACCTTGTAAGTATAAATCTTTCATCTGAGTGGTAAAATCCTTACGTGTAATAATACTACATGGAAGATAATATAAATCTACGGTATTATTTTTATCTTTAATAACATTGTGATTTATAACTTTAACCAATTCTAATGTTATAGGTTCAATCCACATAAATACTTCAGATAATAATAATTGTAAATTATTTGCTTGTGCGGAATATGATCCAGAACCACTGCCAGTTAATAAACTAGCCATAAATCCTAAATCAACACCAATATCATCTTGTAATTTACTTTCATTTTTTTCATCAAATATATCAGTGTCAACTTTTATATCCTCAATTTTTGTTCCAGCAGCTACAGAAAAGAAAGATATTGAGTTTCGCTTATTTTTGTTCAAAACAGCATTTTTAACAGTTAAATGTTGATTTTCTTGTTGTGATTTTGTTAAAGCACACGAACCCTTCTTTTCGCCTTCTGGAAATGTTTGATATATAACTCTATTATTTAATTCACTAAGCATTGACTGTTTAGTGTCTTTGAAATATGATGCATAAAGAATGTTTTTGATGGCTGCTAAACATAAAGGTCTACCCCAAGGTTCCTCCATTTTACTTCTAATTTTTGATGTTATAGTTTTTGAATTATCTAATGTAACCCAATTTTTCTTACTTGTATTTTTAGGATTGGAATATTTTTCCCACGCATCTTTTATTTCTTTAGGATACAATCTAAGTTTACGTTTTAAATCATTAGTATTTAAATTTGAAAAATACTCTAAGTTGAACGCCAAAACATAAGATGAATTTTTTCTACCAACTATCTTAGTATAATCTATTGGTAATGGAATTACGGATGCATTTATACCTAATTCATTTATTTCAATAATATTTTCTACTTCATAATCAGTCATAAATTTATCTTGATTATCTTTTCGTTTTGTAAAATCCACATAATAAAAACAACAACCATCTATCATTGACTTCATTAATGCATCTCTAATTACTTCTTTATGATGAATCGTTCTAAGGGTAGAGTCCATTAATGCTTTATTAGAATTTCTTTTTCTATTATTTTTACCCCTTGGAATTATTACATAATCTAATGTTGGCATAGCAGTACAATAATCTACACATTGAGTATATAAACCACTTGCAGAATATAATTCGTTTGACAATGCCCTAAGTTGTTTATTATTACCCATTGGATTTTTAATCATATTTGAAATTTCTTCTGTAGAATATAGGTCAAATATATCTAATCCAAAAATAGAATTATATTCTGACGTAATACTATAGCTATTAAATTCATAATTTGTATCATTATTTGCAGGAGGGGTTTCATTACCTACTTCCTGAACATTTATATTTTCACTCAATTTTACCCTCCTTTCTTGATATTTCTATGCTTCTCAAATGTAAATAACCAATCATAAATAGACTTTAACGGTATAAAGTTTTGAGTTATATCACTACACTTAATTAATGAATCTAAATACGACTTTTCAAATTGTTTACTGTTTACAAGTTCAGTTAAGTCATCTACTACTAAATCATAAAACTCATAACAATATTTGTTATATTGTGCCATTAATTCATCACTTACCCTATTGGTCATGCTGACATAATACCAATACACCATTAGTAAAGAATTTATATTCTGTTGTTTTGAAAATTCTGTGTCGTAAATTCCACGTTTTTTCTTTTCTTCACACATCCAAATATAACTTTTTACAAATTCAATCATTCCAACTTTTTTAAATTCACCATCTTCTTGTCTAGTTATACTGTTTTGATTATTGTGCCACATGTGAACCACATCATCGGTATATTTAATTCTATTTACATCATTAATACATGCCCACACAAGAAGGTTAAAACCCACATCTTCGTTTGCTCTCATTTCAGGAAATTGAATATTCCACTTCTCTAAAAATGAACGTCTATATATTTTTGCAAATACCCAAGTAAGGTTATATTGATGTTTTTTGAACTTAATACCATCTAACTGCTCTAAAAAAGCACCCATAGTAAGTAAGGTACTATCGTCTTCTTTAAATGGTTGTAATAAATTTTCTACACTGAAAGCAGAAGAGTAGGAGTCATCTGAATCACAGAATAATATATATTCATTTGTGCCACAATTTAAGCCTATATTTCTTGCTTTGCCTACACCTACATTTTGTTCTAATCTTATGTATTCTATGTCAATTATGTCTGAAAATGAGTTAATTACATTTGACGAATCTATTTCAGTAGAGCCATCATCCACTATAATTACATGAATATCTTTTATTACTGTTTGCATAGCAATAGAAGATAAACAACGTGTGAGCAATTCATCTGACGTGTTATAAATTGGGACTATAATATCACATTTATATGTTTTTGATAATAAATGTTCACATTTCAACTATTTAGCATCTCCTTTACAATTAATTTATGAATGTACAGAAGTCATAATCTTCATTATTTGTTTCTCGACAAAATTCATTTATATACCATAACACATAGAGACAAGCACTCACCCTATCTTTATCCAGTTTTTTAACTACCTTTTCAATTGTTACACCACCGTTTTGTAAATATTTAAGCTTTAGATTAGCTGTTTCTTCTATAAAGTTATCTGTCTGTAAATAAGGTTCAACTTTATTATCTATATCATCCATTTCCTTATCTGAAAATTCTGATAATTGACGTTTACAAAGCAATCTTAGTTTGCCACTATCAACCATATCTATAAAATTAGTAACAACTTTATTTTGAACCGATTGTGCTTTTAAATCATAAAGAATTTTTTCTGAATCTTGTAATTCTGGTGTATTATCAGTATTTATTGTATCCCAACAACCTAATGACTCTTTAGTAATCGGATCAAAAGACTCTTTTAATAATTCGTCTATTAATCCAGTTCCCAATCCATTGCCGTCTACTACGACAACTTTAGCATTATATTGTTTTTGTATTTGTTTAACCCTACAAGCTTGTGCTGTAAAGTTTAATATGTTTGATATATTAATAATATTAACAACATCAACACTTGTTATTTTTCCAGTATCCTTACTGCGGTTTACTTTTACCACAACCACAGATGATTGATTATTATTAGTATTCTGTGATCGTGCAACGTCAACACCTAAATAAAATTCTTCTTCATCATTATTAGATTTAATCTGTGGTTTTGGTAATGACCTACAGTTTAATAATTTGTTTATATTAACTAACGCACCATCGGAGCTACCAACCCATCTCGATTCATAATTTTGTGCAAATGCAATTGGCGACATTTCTTTTTTCTTTTGAAGTATTTGACTTTTACTACTTCCTCTTCCAAACCAACTTGCTAATCTCCAATCAGAACCAAGAACTATTTCACCTTTTAGGTTAATCATATTATCTAACATAAAAATACTTCTTTGAAATTCATCGCTACCCCTAAATCCGGATGTTGTAAAAAAGTTTATTTGCTGGTTTAATTCTTGAGGATCGGCTATACCTAATTTACCAACCGTATATCTTGGTACTTCTACAATTGGCTTTAAAGCGTCTTGAAACATCGTGTCGTTTAACAATGCTGCTTCTTCTATATTTATTCTTTTTCTTCTCTGTCCCTTCGAAGAATTTGAATTGGCAAGCACGTCCACTCTACCACCACTTTTAAAATTTATCTCTGCATCATTTTTTGAAAATTTAGGCTTATCAGAAAGCTCATTTTCTAACATAGGATAATATTTCAATATCTCCATAGTTTTATCTTTTAATAATTCTGCTGCGTTTTCTTTGGTTTGTGCTGTTAAAGCCAGTGTTACATCTGGAAATCTTATAGCTACTAAAAACATAGCTAATACTTCACAAAATGTTTTTGACCATCCTCTGGGAAAAACGCCATATATACTTACAAATCGCATAATTGCTCTTAAAAATACTCTTTGATCAATATGTAGAGTTAATGCACCTTTACTCGGTTTTATTAAATCTAAAAATAAATCAGGATACCAGACCATCCAACTAGATAACTGTACATATTTATAAAGATTTTCTCCAAACACAGAACTATCTTGGAGTGCTATTATTTGTTCTTTTGTCATTCATCATCACCATCCTCATAATCCTTTGGAAGAGTAATGAATTTTTGTATATTAGGTCTTAAATCTTCAGAAATATCATCTTTAAAAATTCCATATGTATCTCCATATTGAGCAATATATTCTTCTTTCTTTTTATCATAAAATTTATATACATCTTCATAAGAACAATGTGGTAAACCTTGTAAATCTCTGGCATAATTTATATAACACCATATTAAAAAATCCAAAGAATCATTTGGTCTAGTTTTAAATTGCGGAAGTATAGGTATTATATCAACAGCCTGTTCAACTGCTCTGAATATTTCACTAAAACTATTTATACCGCCTTGTAAGTCGGATTGAGTTAGTTGTTTAGGTGTTAATTTAGCAGCCTCTGCCGCTTTGTTTGCAGCCGTATTCCATTTATCAGCCTCTCCAACATTACCAGAAGCCGTAGCCTGTTCTTCTTTAACTTTAAATCTTACATAAGTAGCTAGTGCTTCTTGATGTAGATTAGTTTGAAGTGTATAATTTTGCTTTAAATCATCATATTTCTTTTTCATTAATCTATATTCATTTTTTGTATAACCTTCACCAAATAAGTCCAATAAGTCATCAGTAACTACAAAATCATCTACTTGTTTAACATATATTTCTTCATTATCACGTTGTTTTTTTTCTGTACTTGTAACAGAGGTGGAAGATAGGTATGTATTACCACTTTCAACTAATTTAATAGATTCTAAAAATGATAATTTACTGTACTGTGGTAGACTAGCAATATTTTTCATATAATTACCAATAAGATCCTTACGTCCTTTTCCTGTACTTATTGCAATTTGCGTTTCATTAATTGCACTGTCTATAGAAGAAGGAACATATGGCTTATCCATTAACATAAGCATATTTTTAAAGTTTTCTATATTTAAACTTCCATCTGAATTCAAAGATTCACGCTTTACACAAGCCTTACATACATTAACGGTTCTACCATCACTAGAAGTAGCTGGGTTAGATGCTAAATAAAAGTTACTCAATTTCTTGATTTTTCTACAATTGGTACATTCTTTTTCGCCAACAGGTGGCTTTTGTCTTTTTTTTTGTGGCAAATTACCACCTCCTTTTACAACTAATTTTTTACATATTCAACTTCTTTTTGTTTATATCTTTTACACATTTCCTTCACTCGCTTTCTCACTCGCAAACATCAAAAATAGTAGGAGAGTGCTGCGAGTGTTAGCACATCAATCAGGTAGCTACTCCTGACTATCCCCTACTACAAAATAAGCCGATGAGCTATGATACCCACCGACCTCATAAAATACGAATTTTATCTTTCGTCTTTAACCCATTCAATTCTCTTGTTACCTAAGTAACTGAATCCAACAGCTAATAAGAAATCCTTAAACAAATCACCTAATACTTCAAGCTGACTGCCACCAAGATAATCAGATTCTACAGTCTTGCACATATGAGTTGGATAACCTAGTTCATCAATATATGTAAAGTCAACACTTACAGTTTTATCAAAATCTCTATCAAAATTTTCGTTCATTTTATAAACCTTCTCTCTATGATTTAATTTAATTTAATAACTTTAGATTTTTCATTAATAATGTCACCATTTTCATTTTGACATACTACTGCAAACCCCATTTTTTGTGGATTGGATAATCGTGAACAAATCTGAATACATATCCACAAGTAGATTTTCTCTCACCATTACACACTCTTGAAATTAATTTATATCCAATACCAGTTTGTCTTTCTGCGTCTCTAGCCGATTCAAATACTGATAGTGAACTACCGCCAAGCTAAAGACTTGTCGGCTTCTTAGTCAATATTCCTAATGGAACAAGTTTACCTAAGCTATCCTCGTAGTTCCTACGATTCTATTTCTCAAACCTTCGTTGAGTATATTTATTGCTGCATTTATATCTCTCTCATGATGAGTGTCACATTTAGGACATATCCATTCTCTTACCGACAAAGGCTTTTTACCATCTTGGTGACCACAATTAGAACATATCTGACTTGACGGATACCATGTGTCTATTCTTACAATCTCTCGTCCATACCAATTTGATTTATATTCTAGTTGTCTTACAAATTCTGACCAAGATACATCAGCTATAGATTTTGCAAGTTTGTGATTTCTCATCATATTCTTAACTTTTAATGTCTCTAAGGCTATAACTTGATTTTCG